GTCTAAAGGACAACCAAAAACATTTAATCCTTTGATGCAGGCTACTAAGTTAGGTGGTAAGACTTATGATTCAACCGTTAAAAAGATAACAAAAGGTAAGGAAAGAGAGAAAAAGACTTTCATTCTTAACACCGAAAGATATAAAGACAACATATGGGAGTGTTCCATTGCACAAAATAAAACAGAACATCCAGCAGTGTTTCCTGAGTCTTTAATTGCAGACCACATAACATCGTGGAGCAATGAAGGTGACATAGTTTACGATCCATTTATTGGGTCAGGCACAACAGCTTTAGTAGCACGTTCTCTTGGTCGTAACTACATAGGTAGTGAGATAAGCCAGGAGTATTGTCAGATTGCAGAAAAGAGATTGGCTTGAACGAAGAGTTGTTATTTACTTTCTTGCGCGAGGGTTTATATCCTGACCTAGTAAAATCTGAGGGCATCTATGATTCCTACGACTGTATCTCTAGGCAGGCCGGTCACTACATAGAGTTAAAGTGCAGAGCTACACACTATGACACCTTGCTCATTGAAGAGATGAAGTATCGCAAACTCATCACCCAAGCTGCAGAGCGTGACCTTGTGCCTTACTACATCAACTCTACTCCACTTGGTATCTACTCCTTTGACTTAATGGATGTGGCAGAGCCGGTGTGGTATGTCCACGAGATGCCAGCTACTACTGAGTTTGATAACAACGATAAGAAGTACAAGTTAGTAGGTTACTTACCGATAGAAGAGGCAGTCCAGTTATGATCTATGACTATAAGTGTGGCAAGTGTAATTCAACTGTATCGGTTGAGCGTTCTATCCACGAGGAAGCCTCTACTCCTATGTGCTTTGAGTGCCACGAAACTATGAGCCGTGTGTGGGACTCTCCCGCTATTACCTTCAAGGGTAAAGGCTTCTACACTAACGGCGGGTAAAGCAAGAACCCCACCGCCGAAAGGGTAACGGTGAGGTTCTTATAGTGCTAACGGAAAGGGTTAAGAAACGTTAGCCACATCTACTATATTCTGTATGAGCCACTCTACCACAGGTACTGCTACTGCATTACCAACTTGGCGATATCTAATAGAGTCCGAACAAACTGATGTCCAATCATCAGGAAAGCCCTGCAATCTTTCGCACTCGACTGGTGTTAGGCGGCGTATTGGAACTTCTGATCTAACCACATAAGGAACTCTAGCCCCGCCTGTTCCCCAGTATGTGGCAACTGTTGGAGAATACTTGTCATAGAAACGAGTATCATCAACACGAGTAGCTTCAAAGATAAGGACAGTTGCTCTTGTCTCAGCAGTATTATCAAATGCGTTCAAGGTAGGACACACTCCTCCTTCAATCCACGTTTCATAATCCTCATTGGTCTGTGCTCTCCGGCTCTTGACGAACCACATCTTCAAATGCTTTCTGCAATATGTCCGGCAACTTCTTGTTGTTGCGATTGCTTCTGCGAAGTACGCCCTCTGCTGCCTTGCGACTTAAATAATACTTCTCCTGCACTTGTTGAGTTTGGATCACGCTTACCAACGATGAATACTCTGCGCCTGCGCTGGGGTACTCCGAAGTATTGAGCATCAAGCACCCGCCAGGCAACACCATACCCGAGGTCTGCCATCGTTCCGACGACAACACCGAAGTCTGCTCCTGAGTTAGAGGTAAGAAGGCCAGGGACGTTTTCGATGATGAACCAGTTGCTTTGCGTTTCTTCCACAATTCTTGCAGCTTCCCAGAATAACCCGCTTCTTGCGCCAGCAAGACCAGCCCTTTTGCCAGCAACGCTGAGGTCTTGGCAGGGAAATCCTCCTGTAATAATTCCTCTATCTGGTGTAAATCCTGCTCCAATTAAGTCACTCCCTTTCACTTCTGTTATGTCATTAAATTGTTTTGTATTGGGAAAGTGCTGAGCCAATACCTTATTGCAGTTCTTATCTATCTCAACAGAGGCTACAACCCTCACACCCTGTCGTTGCATAGCAAGGTCAAAGCCTCCTATACCTGCAAATAAAGATACGCCCGTCATCTCACTCATCAGTACCAGCCAACTCTATCTGAGTGGCGTTTAGCACGGCAGAAACTTCCGCCGTAGCGGTGCTCAACATATCGCACAGCGTGGAGGATTTGGATAGCAGGTTCGCTACTTCTCTCTCTAAGGAGCTGAGCAATTCCTCTAGCACTTGATCGTTTGTTGGTTGCCAAGTGGTCGAGCCTGCTCTCACGGGTCCATAGGGTGATAGCGCACTTGACCTGACTGTCGTTGTAACCGAGTGCGTTGAGGTAACTAATGATAAGTGCCTTGTTCTCACGCTTCTCCTCCATTGTCGCCTTCGTCCTCTCCCGCATCTGCGGGATCTCCAAAGGCAGGTGTGCCGTTCGCTCTGGTATGAGTACCAACACTAAGCTTAGTAGTGCCGTCAATACCAACCCACTTTTTACCTTCTTGCTCATCAAATGCCTTCTCAATCTCAAGCAACTGCTTGTATGTGTCGGGATATAAATGAGCAAGGCGCACTAGCGCACGGTCTCTCGCTCTTCTGTAATTACGATCTCGTACTGCTTTTCTTTGAGCCGTTTCTAAGCGACGCATAGTGTCATCAACCATTAAGATTATCCTCCACAATTATCAAGGCATATGCTATCAGCATCACCAGTATCAAACCTAATACCAAATTCATAAACTGGCTGCTTTGATAATGTCGGTGATGTCTAGGCTCTGACCTACCAGGTGAGCGTCCTCTTCATCGCTCTCCCACCCAGATACCAGCACACGGGAGTTGCTAGGAGCAAGGCTTAGCCATTGTATACAATGCTCAGGGTTCTCCCCTCCCCACTCAGCTCTGCCCTCCTCGTCCACTACCTCATAGAGCAGGATAAGTGGAGACTTCTTTGGATGTATGGTGTAGATATTACTCATTACTCTCCCTCATAACTGTCATCACAAGCACGGCAGGATTTAGAGTTATCGTTACAAAAGGTACAGATAACCTCCTCCTTTAATCCAAACAAGCGCGATAGCGCACTATTGGCACGCTCCAGGTTCTTGATAGCCTTTGCTATCTCCTCCTGCTTGAGATCTTCTGTTGCTTGATTAAGGCATAGGTTAGCCTTAGCTGCTAGATATTCCTCGTTCATTAGTCATCTCCCTCGCTATAGTCGTTAAATCCTGTTCCATCATCTCCGTTTTCTTGCCTGTCCAGTAGCCACTCTTTCATTTTACTCATTACTATCTCCCTCGCATTTGTGTAGTTTTTCAATAACATCTTCAATACTTACTCTTAGCCCACATTTTGGGCAAAAGCCTTGTTGTTGTTCCCACCTCATTAGTTCTTCTCCTTTTCGTTTGGTAAACAAGAAACGCACCAGGCGGTATCGTTGCCCTCTTTCTTTATCTGTCCTTCTATATCTGCCCAGACTATTTCGTCCTCATCTAACTCATCACTACATCTAAAGCATTTAATAGGCTCTACCTCTTCCTCAATGCCTAGCGCAATATCATCATCTAAGCGTGGCTCATATCCCATTACGCTACCTCCTTAGCAGCTTTACACTCATTACATATAATTCCGATACCGATCTTAATTGTGTAACTAGGTAAGCGATTACCGTTACCTAGCGTTACATATAATGCGTCATTACTGCCACACTCCATACATACGGGCTTAATCTTCTTAGCCATTACGCTACCTCTCCCTCTTTTAATAACTGCCTCACTTGATCGCATATCTCCTCTGAACCGCAACTCTGCCAGTATTCAGCTTTACTAGCCTTAGCAATAGCCTCTGACCATAAATCGTCAGTTATCTTTACACTTTCATCACTATCGAAAGATGTCTCCACGAACTCTTTATCCCAATAGGCCACTAATAACTCTTGATTAGGGTCATAACTGCCTAATTGACTAATTAACTCGCTTACTTTCATAACTTTCTCCCTTTTCTGTAGTTTGGCTCTCGCCCTCTTTCTCTGCCTCCAAAATAGCTGCAGACCACCACCCACCGGTCTAACCGGTGGGCGATAGTTCGCCTCTATATTTTCACGCACTCAAACATTGAACCCCAACACCACCCCCAAAAATCGGCATTTGGTGATCCAATACCAACCCACCAGAGACAGGCCGAGACCTGCCACAAAATCCAAAACCCAAAAGCTGCAAGAACAACAAGCACAAACCAACCGCGAGGTGTTAGGTTTCTCATTAGAACAGGCCTTCCTTGTAACAGGGTTTACAATAGAAAAATGGGCGGTAGAACTCTGGTTCTGTGGTGTATTTGCCACAGTTAGAGCAGGCAACCGCGCTCATTTTGCCCCCCACATCTGAGCCAGTTCTCGGGCGGTAATTGGGCGGTTCGCCTCTGGTGTTGGCGCGTAACACTCTACGCACAAACCGGCGGGGAATACCGCTAGAGGGTGAACCTCATTTTTACATTGTGAGCATTTCATTAGTTCGCCAACTTTCGGCCTAGTTGGATCAAGGTATCAACCAAAACAACCGCGTTTTGATCGTTTCCGCCTACGTTATAGACCATTTCCTCATCATTTGCGGGTGTTCCTGTCTCGTACCGTTTCCAATCGTAAATTGTGGCGATAGTTGA